GTAGCCCTTAGCAACGTAAGGTCTATCTGTATAGGTAGTCATAGAGTCAGCAGCAATAACTGCCCAACCCTTACCTTGAATACCAACTATTGCCGTCACTGCATACTCCTTTTATCTTGGATTAATTGTAGCACCGCCCGTAAAAAATACTGGGATGTAAAGGCAACACGCCGTGAGTGCGATCCTTTCGGATTACTAGATCGGAAATGTGTACCATATGAGCCAAAGGCGAATTACAGATACGGTAACCAACCAAGGCGGCGCTGAAAGCGCCGAGGCGACTGACCACAGGAAGGAGCCGACCTGAGCAATATGTTCCGTCTACCAACCCTGCGAAAAAATAAAGAGAAACTACCAGATAAATTCGGTACGGACCTTAGGTCCTTAGGACCACTACACGCTTGTCCTTGTGGCTCTAAAGTATTCTCTATCCTAGCTACCTTTGATAACTTTGAGATCTCCTGGTATATGTTAGATGCTACTTGTGCTAACTGTGGTAATTTAATAATCGTGCCTTGTCCGGTAGATGATCCCGCTAGGGAAATTTAGGGCATAAAAAAAGAGGGGCGCAGTTAAGCGCCCCCCTTATATTGCCTCGCAGTAAACTAAATTACTCGGCTCCTACGCCGTACTCTTTTTCAGTCTTATCTGCCCACTTAGCCAGTGGACCAGCGATTGAACCAATCAAGATTGCATACTCTGGTGCAAGATCTGCAGCAAGTGCAAGACCCATAGTTACTGCTGATGCTAATACTGCCCGTAGATAAGACTTAAATGCAGCCTTAGTCTTTGGGTCTTTTAACTTGTCAATTAGTTTATTCATATCCATCCTTACGGGCGAACTACACCCATTACTAGAGAGTATGGTCGTTTCCTAAGATACACACCATCCCCGTTTGATTGACTGCCTTTGGAACCACTGCTTGTATTACCCTCAATTACTTGAAGATACTTCAACCTAGTGTTATTCCATTTGACAATTCCAACGTGGTCAGGCTCTGCATCTTTATCAAACTGGAAGAAAACAATATCTCCAGCTTGCGCTTGACCTATTGGAATCATCTTATTCTTATTGATAAACCACTTCAGTCCAGCATCACAGGAGGCAAAGCCTTTCTCTCCTTGTGCTGTAATCTTATTACCTAAATTCGCTTTGTTAAATACCCAAGATACAAACATCGCACACCAAGGTTGGTTGTTAGCACCATACCACTTGCCATACTTGTTATCATTATTGCCGGTCTCTCTGTTGCCTATCTCAGCCTTTGCTATCTCTACTACGCTCATCTTGTTAGTGACTCCTTTACTAGATCTGTTAAGAATTGAACCTTCTCCTCTAAACGGTTGACCTGGTCCTTGACACTTGATCCACCATTCGGTTTAAGTTCAGACAAATAGTATTTAACTAAGTGTCTTACTGTTAACGCTAGTGTTCCAATAAGTGTCGTTACTGCTACGGCAAGTCCTGCCCATTCATTAGGAGTCATAAGTCCTATACCAATCTGATAGTAGCGATCAACATTCCACCATATCCGGAGAATCTTCTATCGCTAGGAGTTTTATTTATAAAGTCAAGCTCTTCAATTAATCCAATGTATGACTCACCAGTTCTAAAGTCTTCAACTCTGACGGTATCGCCATTGTTTTCAACAGCCTCTAGCTGGCTCATACGGTCATATGCTGACCCTTCATACCCAACCTCTACGCCCATATTGTCACTCTCGTGGTCATAGCAGAACAGAGGGTATTGAATTAATCTTTGACGAGGCACTGCAGGCAGTGACTTGAGTTGGTATCCAGTAAATAGTGGACCCTTAGATGAATCAGTAGATGATCTAGTTAAAGTAAATTTAAAGCCTAGATACTCTTGTGCTCCTACTGGGTATGGAATACCAATCTCTTGAACTGTTCCCTCTTGTGCAAAGGAACCAATATTATATTCAGTATCATCATAGGCAATAGATGAGATGCCTAAAGCACCATCTGTAGTATCTATTCTAGGATTTAATAATTTAAACAACTTACCTTCAAGGGTATTGTAACGAACAAAACCTGTCTGTAGATATCCACTTGCTACCTTAGTAGCATTAGATTCAATCCAGATACCATCTCCTGGTACACCAAAGACAACTCTATCGGTAGCACCAAGGAAGTCTGCAGAGACAGGGTTAACAGTCTCACCACTTGCATAAAGATCCCAAGCATAAGCAAAGACTAAGCTGTTAGGAACTATAGGTTGTTGTAGATCAATACGAATTAGACCTGACTCAGTACCTTGTAAGGTTGTTACATAAGCAAATCTATCTTTAAAAGTTACGCTCTTGCACTCTGTATCTACTAGTAATGGTCCGTATTGAATATCACCATCAGCAGATAGCACTGCAATTCTTACACCTTTACTAGTACAAAGAACTCCGTAGAGACCAAGGTATACATCAAAGGAGTTAAGTACTTCTCCCTCTGGTAGATCAACTACAACAGTAGGAGCGTTTAACTCTGGGAAACCTAGCGCATTAGTGGTAGCGGTATCTAATGTAATCTTGTATAGAGATGATTGAGATCCAGCATAGCCACCAACATAGAAAGCAGCAGGTCCTTCAGATATGGTACTCCATATCCAAGATGGGTTTGGATGTTCATAAAGTGCAGTAGGTAAAGCGTGACCACCTGCAGTGGTTGCCTTATTAGAATCTAATTCGTATAACTCTCTACCCACACCAGCAAGTAAACGTTGCTTTGCATAGCGCAATGCTACTGTGGTAACTGGACCATCAAGATCGTAGATATGACCATCATCTGTAGATCCAAAGATATTACCTCTATGAAGTTTGTCATTATCTGCAGCAAAGTATCTAGTACCATCAGAGGTTAGAGCCATAAAATCAAGTGTGTGTGGAGCTGCTGTTAAGGTATAGGTAGTAATGGTGGGTGTATCACCACTCATAGTAAGTTTCTTTAGGTCAACTCCTTCAGTAAAGACAACTGCATCTACGTTATTAGCATTATCTCTAGCACCAAATAGGTATAGGTTAGTTGCTGTTGCAGTCCTAGCTCTAACAGTTGTGTTAAGTAAAGTTACCTGTCCTTTAGTAAAGACATCACAACCTTTAGATTCTGTGTACTGGAAACGAAGTGACTCATCCTGTGCTGGTTCAAAGTATTTAATACCAGCGCCATAGTGGAAGGATGACTGCGATCTAAACCACCAACCAGTAAGGGACTGCTCTCCAGCCTCACGGGTTTGGTCATACTGTTGCTTACGGTACTGGGCAGTTACTCTACGATATGGTGAATCATCAGTTGCCCCAATAAAGAATGGCAGACCGGCAATAGCCATATCGTAGTTAACACCAGTAGCTGAATAGTTAGTAGCACCAGATGGATTGGAAAGTACGTAGGGTATGCCCTCGGTGACGTCAGAACCATATGGCATTATTCAACCTCCGAATACTTATTGAGATACTCAATTGCTTTTTGTAGCAACTCTGGATTATCTTTAAAATTACCAAGTGCTACATTGCAATTGTGGCAAAGCACACCTCTTGGTTGATTTGTTTGATGGTTATGATCAGCGTGGAAAGTACCTTTTCCACCAGCAATTACAGTTTTACATATGGCACAACAATTACCTTGTTCATTAAATCTTTGATCATATAATTCTGGTGGAAAGTTATAGGATAGTTTTCTATTAGAACGCCGTTTAATTTCTGCCTTGCGTTTTTTTATACCAGGTAAAGATAAATACCTGCGGTTTCTTTCAGCATCACAAGACTTACAATTAGAACGTTTAAAGTTTCTATTGGGATTTCTAGGTTCACTATAGAACTCAGATTCTGGCTTGGCTATATTGCACTTAGTACAAAGTAAATCGCCATAAGCCATTATTTAGACCTCCCGTATATATATCCAATTATTAGACCACAAAAGAATCCTAGATAAGCTAGGAAATAAATCATTACTTAACTAGCGCTGCTACTTCTTCTGCAGTTAAACCAAGGGCAGCTAACTTAGACTCAGCACTTGCTTTGGCTGCAGCCTTGCCTGCCTCTGCTGCTTCCTCTGCTGCTTTGATCTCAGCAACCTTGGCTGCCTCTGCTTCTCTTTGAGCAACCTCTTCATCGGTAAGTTCTACCTCAGTAGTTACTCCTGTGGAACAATCCACGATTAGTTTAGTTGGGTTTGGCATTGTTTCTCCTTAGTTGATTATGAGTTTTTGATTCCGTATAGGTAAGCGGTTGAGTATTGAACAAAAGTTTGGGGTGAGGCATTGGTTAATTTTACAGAAGTTATGGCAGCAGAATTTGACCAAAGTCCTGCATTAAATCCCATAATTGCTCTTGCAGCATTAGTTTCTTGTGCTATATCAGAACTAACAGACTTGTTATTGCTGCTTGTATAATTGGGAATATAAATAAAATTACTTGCAAAAGTGTTAGCAGTTGTTCCCGAGTCACTTGCATACCAACCATAATCAATAGCCGAGGTTCCGTTACTAATAGAAACTGGTGCTAAATCGCCACGACCTACTAACAATATGCCTGAATAGCCCGAAGTAGAGTTATTAAATGTTATTGAGCCATTTTCCCAACCATTAGCACCCGAACCAGAACATCTAGCACTTAAAAAAATTGCTAAATCAGTATAAGTGCCAGGTATGCTAGTGAATTCTATGTTAGCCGCACCACCACTACCAACAGTTGAACTTGCAATTAAAGTATATGTATTTGCCATTATGCCGCCGCTATTCCGTAAAGTGTGAAGGTTGAGCCTGACTTAATATCGTTAGTGCTTTCACGCTTTATTTTAATTGAGGTGATAGCACTGGTGCTACGCCATAATAAAACTCTAGCCATAGTATTATTACTTGGCGCATTACTGCGAATTAAAACAGTTTTGTAGGTAGTGGTATTACTATAGTTTTGAAAGTGCATAATGCCATTAGAATCAGCACCTAAATATAAAACAGATGGGGTTGCAGTTGAAGTTTCTCTATCGCTAAATGTGCTGCTTCCTGTTCCGCCTAAAGTCGTTAATGAGTAATTAGTTCCAGTATCTGAGTTAATTTCTAGTTTCATATTTTGTGCAACTTGTGTGCTAGGAGTTGTTGCAATTAAAACTATGTCAGTATAACTTCCTGAAATAGTGGAAAATGTAACGCTTGATTGGTCACTACCTAAAGTAGTTGTCGCTATCGGTGTATATGTTGAACCTGCGGCCATTGTTAAACTCCTTTAATTCCGTAGAGGGCGAATGTTGATGAAGTTGCCCAGTTTCCTGCGCCTTCTGCAAAAACTCTAATTTGGTCTATTGCTGAAGTGCTTCGCCACAAGCCAGAGTTAAGTGCAATTTCACCTGAGCCATTTTTATCAGTACCAGATAAGGCTCTAAAAGTTTTAAATTTATTTGTATTAGCATAATCTAAAATATCTACTACGGCTACTATTGGATTGGTTGAATCTGAGGCAACTCTCAAACCATAAATATTCCAATAAGTAAAATTTGCAACACCATAAGCGGCGGCATCAGTACCATTACCATTCAAACTATGCCTAGTATAATTTGACCCAGTATCAATAGACCCGTTACCAACCCTACAAGCAATAGTTTCGGCGGCAGTAGGTACTGCACTTATTCTAATTTGTAAATGCTTAAAGGTACCTGGAATAGAAGTAAAATTAATAACACCGCTTGAACCCGTACCAGTTACTGTTGCAATAGATTCATAACTATTAGTAATACGAGGGTAGTTTTGACTAGCAATAATCCCCAGTAAACTCATTAGGCTATATCTCCTACCACATACCAAGTATCGGTAGCGACCTTAATGCAGGATGCAGCCGAATATTGCGCTCTTAGTTTAGGTGCAGTAGCAGTTGCTCCAGTTGATGAGATGGTAGTAGTACCTGAGGTTACAGCTTTAATAGTTGTTTGACCTGCACCAATTTGAATAACATTAATAACTGTTCCTACTGGAAAAGCAACATTGGCGTTAGTTGGAATCTGGAAGTCATTAGCAGAGGCAACTGACATTGTGACCAATTGATAGGCGTTACCTAAGACAACTGTGTATGTGGCAGTTTCAGCATCAAGAACGACAGGAATTCCAGCAGAGTAGGCAAGGCCCGTTGCGGTACTAGAATCCGCTACAAGTGTGTGTCCGTTTGTGCCTACTGAGAGAACAGCAGGGGTATCATTAGCTGTACCGGTGAGGATGTCACCCTTAGCAGCAATGATGGATTCAGGGATACCAGTCCCTGGTTCTGGAATTCTTCCTATAGCCATATTAAGATAGCTCCGTTCCGAAGGCGTTGAATGTGAAGTCAGCAGTGGATGCGTATACAGATACAACATCTGTAGCAGCCAATGTGATTCCAAGTGTCATAGTATCTGTAGAGTTCGCTGAGAGCGAAGCATCGTAGATAACGTATTGAGCATTAGCAATGGAGGCACCAGCCACTCTTACTGCTATGCGATATGTACCAGCCGTTGCTGCCCGATTAGCTACAGTAATCGTAGATACAATCGTTGAAGTGGCAGAAGGAACTGTGTACAAAGTTGTTAAAGATGTTGCTGATGGGGCTGATTGCCCCAGTACTTTGTATGTTGTTGCCATTGTTTATGCTCCCATAAATAGAAACGAGGTTGGAATTGGTTCTTGCTCTTGTGTTAATCCGGCCTCAAATGCGTTTAGATCATCGGAGGTCAGAACGTGCTTCACAGTAGCTCCGCCAGAATGAGCGATATTGCTCGTTCCTGCTTCACCCCGTGAAATCGTGAATGTATCTGTTGCTGCTGCTGTGATAAAGACAATCTCTTCATTGGCTGTATCTGGATCTAGAGCAACGGTAAATTGGTCACCTGAAGTAATAGTCACACCACCAAGTAAGGTGGTGCCTGTTCCCGCAGCTACTGTCATACTGGTAGCAACGTTGGATATACTAGATGCTAGTGTTGTCTCAACACTGATAGAACTAAATAGACGAGTCATTAACCTTCCTTATCTGGTGTAATGTATACGAATTGGATATCTGTCTTTCAACTTCAACGCCTCTTCATTTAGTCTCTGTTGGTACAGAGCGTAGATGTAACGAGAAGATGAAACACCAGCACTTGATGGGATCTTGCTATCAGCACTATCTGCCTCAGCAGATGTGAGATTGATACGACCTGGATCTAAGAATGATAGTAATTTGTATGAAGCACCAAGAGTTACTACATCCTGACAAGATTGTGGTAATCCAGTAACATCAGCAAAATCATCAGAGTTATTATCTAAAGTATCAGGTGTAGTTGTATACCAAACCTGAACTGTTCTACCAGGTTGCACACTGTCATAAATGCTAACTGTGTTTGTAGTATTAAAGGTAGCGGCATTAGCCATACCATCTGATCTCCAGCGATTGATCGGTAGCCACTCTTGGCTTGATCCAGTAGTCTGCCAAGATAGATACAGGATTGACTCTAGATCATCTGGTAGGGCATAGGTTGTAACAGATGCGTTATAGGTAAAAGTAGTTGAGGTTACTGCCCAAAGGTTAGGAAACAAACTATTGATAGTATCGTTGATAGCCTTCTTAATTGCAGTTCTTGGGAATGTTGGAGCTAAGGTAACCTGAGCATACTGTGAGTGTGGTGCAGGGGAAGTTCCCTGATAACCTCTACCAAATCCTGGTATTACATTAAGTGTGCTGTTTGCTTTATTAAAAGAATCAATCCAGATTAACTCATCATCAATTTCAATAATACCTTTAGCAAGGTTTGAGGCAGAGCCAATAGCAATACTACTATCGGTAGTAGATATACCACCTGTGTTTGCAACATAACTGATACGGTCCTGTCGCAAGGTGTAACCTTGCAGGTTAGACTTGATCTCATCTACCATCTCATTTAGTGTGCTCATTAGCCTTCTCTCTGTAGAACTTTAAATTGTTTTGCAATCTTTCATCATTTGGACTTAAATCAACTGCTTTCTTGCCGTGCTCTACTGCTACTTTCCATTCACCTAATTGCCAAGCTGATATGGCACATAAGTCATCTGCCATATGGCCCCAAGCCCAACCTTCAGATAGGAAATCTGTTTTCTTTTCAGTGATAGTTAATGCTCTAGTTGCAGTTCTAAAACACTCTTCCCACCTAGTATGTTGGTAGTAATAGTTAGCCAGTGCTAAGACTGATTCTCTACACACATACTCATTAATAGATTTCTGTAAATGCTCTTCAGCATTATCAGGATCACACTTAGCCATAATGCGTAGTGCATATGAACGCTCTGCTGGAAATATTGAGAACTCTAAATACTTCTTTAAAGTTTGTAGTCCATCATAAAATCTTTTACGGTAGCAATACTCTCTACCAAGGTAGTAAAGCATCCGAGAATCGCCTGGAGTTTCCTCAACAGCCATCTCTAATATATCTAGGTAATGCTCTCTAGACTTAGAATCATCTGGAAAATGGTGGATCGTTAGATCTACCTTAGCTTTAGTCTCAGGAATCTTATAGGCACATACTGCCTCGTGTATTGGAAATCTCCAACGATAACCTCTACGGGCGTGAACCTTAGTTCCATCAAAAGATACAGATGGTGTTCCATCATCATTCCAACCATAAACAAAGTTATGTATTGGTCTAGTAATATTAAACTTTAAAGCCTCTGGTAAATCCTTCTTCCAGTCACCTACTAGAACTTCATCCATATCTAGTGTTATGCAGTAATCTATCTCAGGTGGTAGGGCAGCCAATGCTGCGTTTCTAGCATCATCAAAGCGCCAAGGATCTATCTTGATATTAATAACATTAATACCTAAAGACTTAGCAAGTTCTACTGTCTTATCTGTAGAACCAGTATCTGCTATCAGTAAGTAATCTGCATCTTTAGCAGAGTCATACCAACGCTGAACGTGCTTCTCTTCATTAAGAGCAATCGTATATACAGCTACCTTCATTAGAAGTCACTAACCTCTTTTAGTCTAAGATCAGAGTATGATGGGAACTGCGTTACTAGATTAGGTTGTGCTATCACAGCCTTGTAATCTCTAGCAAACTCTCGTAAACCTATATCTATATACCACTCGTAATCTTTTAGTTTCTCTGCAAAGTATTTAACTCTTGCAGGATGGATACTATAAGCGTGGGAACCTGTACTAAAAACTTGCTTGAACCAGTACTTGTTTCCTATATCCTCTACCTTGCCAGTGCTTTTTGGTAGCAGTGCTCCAAGATAAAATATGTCAGTATCACCTGGTAGGTGTTCAATTGCCTCAGCAAACTTCTCATTAAAATCATCTGCAAACAAAGCATCATCTTCTAAAACAAGAATACGCTTTTCAAAGTTTGCTTCTAAAACTTTTTGATGACTCATAGTTCCTGCAGTTATTGGGCTAATGCCCAACTCTTTACCATCTATAGCTGAGAATCTTTCAAAGGTTATCCCCAGATTATTTAACTGTGTGGATATCTTTTCTAATCTGTCTTCTCGTCTATCAAGATTTATCAAGATGACTTTACTAAAGTAGTCGTTGATTCTCATATGTTGAGATTTTACTACATACCACCCAGCAAAAGCATCACTGGTAGGCCTGTAGCATCTGCGCCTGTCGGACCTGTAGCACCGGTTGGACCGGTTGCTCCTGTAGCTCCAGTTGCCCCAGTAGGACCAGTCGGTCCTGTACTTCCTGTAGCACCAGTAGCACCAGTTGGTCCTGCTGGACCAGTGTCACCAGTTGCACCTGCTGGACCAGTTGGTCCAGTTAAACCTGTTGGACCTGTCGGTCCTGTGTCACCTGTCGCTCCTGTCGGGCCTGTCGCTCCGGTTGGACCAGTAGATCCAGTATCGCCAGTGGCTCCCGTAGCTCCCGTAGCACCCGTTGGACCAGTGGGACCTTGCGGTCCAGTCGGACCAGTGTCTCCCGTTGAACCTGTGGCACCAGTAGCGCCTGTAGCGCCCGTAGGACCCGTATCTCCCGTAGGTCCTGTACTTCCAGTCGGTCCTGTGCTTCCAGTGGCTCCTGTGGCCCCTGTAGGCCCTGTAGGGCCTGTATCTCCTGTTGATCCTGTAGGTCCAGTAGAGCCTGTGGCTCCTGTTGGTCCTGTAAGGCCAGTTGCGCCAGTCGGTCCCGTAGGACCTGTTTCTCCTGTAGAACCTGTAGCCCCTGTTGGGCCAGTTGGACCAGTACTACCAGTAGGACCGGTAGGCCCTGTATTACCTGTTGCACCCGTTGCTCCTGTCGCACCTGTGGAACCTGTTGCACCTGTGGCACCGGTAGGTCCTGTTGGACCTGTAGCACCGGTAGGACCTGTAGGTCCTGTACCACCAGGAACACCTTGTGGTCCTTGATCTGATGAAAAAGTTACACCAACCTGTGGTGTGATTTGTTCTACAACAATTACGGTCTCTGACATTATTGGGTCACAGCTCCCGTCACTATAAATTTACCCTCTAAAATTCTTGTTACTACTGAGCCACTAGTTAATACTAGATCGTAAACATATCTACTTGCCCCTATTGCACCAGTAGTAGTTGCATTAAGATTTACGGTTACAGATCCTGCAATACCACCTAGAGTTATTCTGCCATTCGCTGTGGTTGCTACAACCGTAGTCGTTGATGCGCCAACAAACGGGCGAACTGTCATAGTCGCTGTATAGCCCGTTAGATCCCAAGGTGTTGAACCATTCTTGATAGTGAATATAAAATTAAATGTGGTTGCCTGTTCGCAAACTAGATTGTATTTAGCACTCAAGTTGAGATCGCTCTCAGTGCTTCAGCAGCAGGTAGTCCAGTAGTTGATGCTAGTAAATTACAGACACCGTTAAAATCTAGGAACTCTGCTTTGTTTGATAGGCCAGCAATCTCATTAAGAACACCGACAGTATCGGTTAGTGTTAATGTTACTGATCTTTGTGCAGCCCACTGACGAGCAGCGAGTGCTTGATCTACTAGATTGCCAACAGTTCTATAAGTGCCACCATTGGCTAGACGATTTAACTCATCGTTAAGAGTTGTACCTGCTACACCTAATGTCACTTAGTTCTCCCTACTTCTTTTTCTTTTTAGCTACTGCGGCGTTATCAACTAGATTTGGATAAGGTCTTCCGGCAGCTTTGGCCCTTGCCTTTGCAGCACTCTTCTGTGCTGGTGTTAATTTCTTTGATGTCTTCTTCGGATTCTTTGTGTCCCAAAATGCTTTTTTCCTTTTCATCGGCAACTACAATCCCAAGCCCGTAAGGACTTGTTTATTCTAGAGTTTGGATCTCTTGCTGTCTTAGCAGAGGTTAACTTTGATTTCATTCCACACATACGACCACAAAAAGATTTACGTCTAGCAGCAGACTTAGGTGATCTCTTAGCCTCAGCCTTTTTTACTGGTGCTTTTAGATTCATACCTTGTGCTCTGGCAGAGGCACGACCCTTAGCGTTCAATCCGCCTTTAGGATTCTTACCTTCTTTTCGTTGCCAAGCTGGACTCTTTGCCATAATCTCCGTACTTTCCTAAGATAGATCTAATAGTCCCGTTCTTATTCAACCGAACTATTAGACCGTCTTTAATTTGAATAGGATTAAAACCATCGTGGCGCTTGTATTTGCCAGATGACATTACTTCTTTTTCTTCTTAGACATTCCTGCTTCTGATAGAGCGATAGCAACTGCTTGCTTCTTAGACTTAACCTTCTTGGCAGACTTGCCAATATTAAGTTCGCCCTTTTTAAACTCTCTCATAACCTTGGCGACTTTCTTAGCGCCTTTAGTTTTCTTCATTGCTGAGGTGCTTCTTTACCAGGAGCGCCGGTTTCAATATCATCGTATGTTGCATATCCGCAACCGCAAGTGGCGCACATTACTTCTTCTTGCCCATCTTCTTCATAACCATTTTCTTGTCAGACTTCTTAGCCTTCTTACCCTTAGCACCTTTTTCAAGAGCCTTGTAAGAGTTCATTTTCATTGATTTCATTTTTACCCCTTATATTTTAGGTTGATTCCGTCAAAGGCTTTGCCAGCTTTGTCGGAAAGTTTGATTGCTGCATCTATATCTTTTGTTCTAGTAGATCTAGGTTCTACGCCTTGCTTGATTGCTGAGTAATAGGAGTTTAACTCCTTCTCATCTTTCTTGACTTTGTCTTGATCCCAACCAGTTTTAGTAGGATTTACTCCCATAAACATTGGCATATTGGATTGCATACACTCACCATATGACTCGTGGTCTTGGGTCTTACAACTTTGTGTACAGTTACTCATATGTTAGTAACGTAATCTGAGTAACCAGCATTGATAAGAATTTGTGCCACATTATCTGGTATATCGTACTCGTGTCCACCAAGATAATAGTAATCAGCATCAGCAAGTGTGTCTTGATCTGGGGTCATACTAGTAGTAACTGTGGTGCCATTAATAATAAAAGTTAATGCTCTTGGTACTTCTGTAATGTATTGCTGTGAACCAGTAGGACTTCCACCTGATAATGGTCTACCTGCTAAACGAGCATAGTTAGATGCTGGATCTACTATCCAAGTTTGGTTTTCCCAAGGTGTTACTAGGTGATAAGTCATAGTTCCTTTCTAGTGATGAAGGGCGGTTTGACCCGCCCTCCACCGAATCGCATTTGTTAGCCTGCTGAAGCAGAGGTCTCAATACGATATAGCGCTGCTTCTCGGAGTCTTGCGAATCCACCGAAGTAGTACCAACCAATTGTACGGAAGCGGCGCAGAGCATCAATCTCTGGTCCGATTACGGTATTGATATCTTGACCCATAGCTTCTGCTAGAGCCTCACGACCAGCGACAACTGCCTTGTAGACGTTGACTGCTGGTGAGTTTGTGTTCGCTGCGAATGGAACACGAGGTGTTTCAACAACGAAAGCACCTTCAATTACACCTACTGAGCCAGGGATAATTGTCTTTGACACATTGTCTGTGTACTTAACGATATCCTGGAATCCTCCGGTACCTGATTCGGCACGAAGGTCGGCTGCTTGACGTGGGTGTAGATATGCTGCGTACAACTCACCAAGGCGAGGCAAGGCTTTGTTTGTGCGTAGTTCTGTTACAGCATTACGAATATCAGCTACAGAGATTGTATCTGCTGCATCAATTGTATTTGTTGTTGTAGCGTTTCCACCGTAGATTACGTTGGTTCCGCCAGTTAGAACTGTTGCAACTACAGAGTCAATAGAATCTGCAGCGTTGTATGCAATGATGTCAGCAAGAGCTGCATCTACATCGTTGAAAGAAGTTAGGTTTAACTTCTTAGTTGTAGTAACGGCTGAGCCGTACTCATTTAGTGTTACGGTAACTTGTGATGGGTTACCAAGAGCAATAGAGGAAACATCAAGAGTTTCTGTCAAAGTGCTGGTTGCAGCAGATAGATCAGAATAGATGGAGAATACAACTGATGATCCTGGCATTGCCTGTTGTACTGGCTTGACATCTGCCAAGGCTCGCATTACTGGAATGGAGCGAAGCGCCATTCTTACGTATTGATCATACGCAGCTTTTACGAGATTGCTGATATCAGCAGTACCGGTGAAACTACCTGTAGGTAGAGCCATTTAGGTATTGCCTTTCGTTAGTAGGATTTAAAGCCCCGACTCCCGAATGACTTGATCTAACTCTTCACGGGTATTAGCGTTCATAAGTCTTTGATATACATCAGTACTGCGATCTGGTGTCATACCAGCCTCAGTTGCTGCACTCATCTTCTTATACGCTGCCGCTTGAGCAGGATCTACATTAGGTTGTTGGGGTGTTTCGGTTTGAAGTCCAAACACATCTGCGTTTGTTTCAAGCCATTTTGATACAGACTCCTCAGTTGGGTCTATATCCTGTGGGATAAATGAAGCGATCTTCTGATTTACCCCACGACTTGCAAGGGTGTCTTTGATTGCTCGTTCTCTTTGCGCTTTATTTAAAGACTCAAAGTTAGCTTTAAGATCTGCCAACTCTTTATCTTTTTGCTTATTAGCCTTGCGTAGTTGTTTAACGAGATCATTGCTTAACGATTCAGTTGTTGTATCTGCATCGTCATCATCCTCGTAGTCGTAGTTGGACATAGTCCATCTCCCATTCGTTGTAGTTATCGCAGGCCTCATACAGTTCGGGGATCTCTGTATGGCTCCTACTACTGGTTTTGTTATCTCTCTAACGGACCAGTCGTCCCGTTAGCAGGCTTAGTTAAAAGGAGCCGGCTCGTTCTCTGCCTAGCGCTCCACTGGTTATACCAGTCTGTCCAGCAAATTCTGCTTGCTCTAATCCAATAATCTTCTTACGTTTTCTTTGAGCATCTGTTTGTCCTGGAAGATTAAATACCTCTTCCTCAGCTATTGTCTGTGTATAAGGTTGTTGTTGATAGATAGAAGCAAGTTGTGAACCTCGCTCTAATCCACCACCGATAGCACCAAATCCTGCTCTAGCACTTTCTGCAGTTACACCATAGCGAGCAAGTTCTTCTGCTCTACCTACAGTTGCACCTAACTGAGCACCAATGGCTGCGCCACCGATCTCTGCTGCAGTTACCTTACGTTTAATATCTGCTAATCCTTTAGATGGATCTAGAGTATAGGCAAGGATATCGCCATTAGTAATATCAGGATAGAATTGCTTTAACGCTGTAGTCACCTCAGGTGGTGCATTAATTACTCTCTGTTGTGCTGTAACTATTCTATCTTCTAATTCAGCAGGAGATACATCTCCAGCAATAAACTTTTCAAATCCTTCTTGACGGCCTAGATCACCCTTTGCATAATAGTTTGCAGGTAATCCATAGTTACGCATAAGTTCTTGGTATTGATCTTCTAATGCAATATATTCACCCTCAGATAGTGCTCTAAGACCACCGGCTATGCGTTGAGCATTAGCAGCAAAACGTTTCTTATAGGCATCTGTTTGACGTAAACGAATAGCAAACTCACTAGGGCTTACATTCTCTTGTACGAGTCCTTTAATTCCTTCTACTAAGGATCCTAATCCATATATAGAAAATTGCTCAAGTAAAAGATCATAAGCAGACTTACGATTTTGCAATGCAGCCTCGGCTGCTAATCTAGCCTCTTGTTGAGCTAGGTATTGTTCATTAGTTAATTGTTGTTGTTGTTGCTGTTGTTGTTGAGGCTGTTGTTGTATTGGAGCCAAAGTACCTGTAGGAGTTACTTGTAATCCAACTTTCGCTGCCTCAGTTATAAGTCTTTCAGTTTGGCGATCTACACCAGCAAATGCTTTTTCGGCTATTGCTCTAGTCTTAGGATCTTTAATTTCAGATAACTGTGATCTTGCCTGCTCATAGCTAGAGACAGGTGTGGCTTGATTCATTCTTGCCACTGCAGCATCAGAAACTGCTGCATCTTTTTCTAGTTGAGCAAGTGCTGCTCTAACCGCTTTTTCTTCTTTAGATATAGCCACCGTTACCCCTGAAATCCGAAGTCTTGTAGAATCTTCTGAGTTATACTTGCTACTTCTTCTCTAGCATTATTTGTATATTGCCAACGAGAATCTTTACGTAATGCTCTTTGGAAATCGTAGATAGGCATTTCTTTATCTGGTCCAATAGCAGATCTCAATACTGGATCATCAAAACTAATAACCTCTGGATTAAGTTCTAGTACTGAAGCCATAGTTCTTTTATATGGGGCATAAACTGTTTCAAGATCAATACCCTGATCCATCAACTTAGTAACAGATTCAGGATATCCACGCTTAGCAACATCTCTAATCATCTGTTTAAAGATATCTGGATCTTCACCAGATTCAATACGCTTGACCCAAGTATCTGCTAAACCTTTAAAGTCTCTGTCTAAAGATAGTCCATTAGCAGATGCTGCTTTAGCAAGATCTTGACGGAATAAAGACTTCTGAGATTCTTGTCTTACATCATACTCTGCTTTACCAGTCTCAGGAGATTTGACCTTTTTTACTAAACCTTCTAGGAAAGTATCTCTATCAAGACCACCAGTATTTGTATAGACAACAGAGCCACCTACTAATTTAGGTGTTGATACATCTGGATTCTTCTCTTCTGCCTTATTTAATAAACTAGTAAATTGAGTGATCTCAACTTCAGTTGCATCTCTACCTAGTAATCTGCGGAAAGCATCGTTGATTTTACCAGCAGCTACTGTGGCTGGTGATACGTTTATAGTTCTAGTAGGTTTGTATTCCTCAGCAAAAGATGCTTGGCGCTCACCTATTTTATCATTTAGAAAAGTATCTAAATCATACTTAGTGGTTTCTAATCTTCTAGGATCATTTTGCTGAAGATTTCTTATTTCGTCAGACAACTCACCAATTGAATCTATAAAAGCCTGTCGCACTTTGGCACTGTATTTACCAGTTACTGGTACGTTATATCCTGCTGACTTTAACTTCTGTGCAAGGCTCTTACGTAGAGCCTCTGACATTTCATTATAGTTTCTAGTTAAATCTGCTTCAGAGGCAGTGGTAGGTTGTACACTTGCAATAGACTGAGGCCTGTCAAAAGGTCTTGAAGTTGGGATATTGGTAGTTACTGGAGTTGAAGAGGTTATATAACCAGAAGATCCAGTGGAATTTGGGTCAAATTCTTCAGCCATTTTAATCCTCTCTTAGGAAGTTACTAAATAATACTTCAAATGCACCCTTTGCATTTGGGTTTGTTCTAGCAATATCTTTCAATTGCTCAAGAGTTGACTCTCTAATAAACTCTCTGGATCTAACATCTCTTTCAGATCTAGAGTTATAAACATTATCTTTAGTAAATAGATACTCTTCATAGATATTTACCATACTACGCAAAGCCTTAGTTGCTGGATTATTAATACCAGACTCATTTAGTAAACGCTTTAGATCCCCATAAGAGGCTTGACGTTTAATATTATTAGAGGCTGAATTAGCAAACTCTTCCTGCAATAAAGGTCTTGCACTCTTGAAGTCACCAGACCATACTCTCCAAGCGTTGTTAATTCTCTTACGCTCTGAATCTGAACCAGCGTTCTCTAGTGCCGCTTCATACTTATCACGCTGTGTGTAGTAGAAGTATTTATCTTTAGAAACAAAAGACTCTTTTAAGAAGTCATCTACTAGCTTAGTCTTACGGAAGCCATTATCTTTTAGGAATTGGTAAGCATCCCAAGAGAAGGTTCCACTTTGAGGAATTAAGAAGCCAGCACCCTCTGGATACTTGGCTACTAGATCCTTGTTCTCATCAACCCAGTTTGCTGCTGCGTTGCTAGTCTTAAATCTTGCCTGGAACTCAGGCTCTGATTCGTTAATAACGTAAGGAACTTCATCTGGGAATAGTTTAACCCAATCAGCCATAGCCTCACCTATTGGATCTGGACTATTCTTAGCGGTGTATTCCTCAATAAGTTTTGTATAGACTTGCTTAAAGTTAACCCGACCATTATCTCTAACCCATTCAGCCATATCTGACTTTAGAGTTGTAGTTGGTGATGCAGGACTTATAAAGCCTAATACGAAACGAGTTGCTAACACACCAGTAATTGTAGATCTTAATCTCTTTTGGTACTGTGCTAACTCACCAGGTGTTGCATCTGAAGAAGGTGTATGTCCACCAGCCTCTAGATAAGTTACTGCCTTGCGGAAAGCAGATGCGTACTGGGAATCTCTTTCATCTCTACTAAGAGATGTAATAAGCCTATTAACGTGACCTGGTAATATTGCTTGGAAGAATGATTGATTCTCACCAATCTCACCTAAGGTTATTCTTTCAGTAGACTTTATTTCCTGACCAATAGTTGATAGTGCATCAATATTAGATTCTTCAAATAGACCAGCAATACTGTAAATAGTCTTCAGTGATAGACCAGCTAAAGGACCACTAAATGTAGGTAACCAAGATTCAGGGTTAGCAGATGGTGTTAACATTCTAATATCTGAACCAAATTGTAATGGCATTGGAGCAACGAATTTATCGCCTAATCCAAATACACCTAGAACTTTATTCATTGCTTCATATACCGGTGCTACACCAGGATAGATAAAGTAAGGCTCGCCTTGATCATCTCTTTGTACAAATCCAGTATGTGCTACACCTTCATAGGTAAGTGCTATCTTACGAATAGACTCTGGGTTGTACTTAACTGTTCTATATAGACGGCGATAAGCATCCTCAGTAGCTCTATAGAAACGAGCAAAGTTACGCATAGACCAAGCCATCTGAGTTCTAACAGTAGGGTTATCAACAAATGCTAATACCCGCTCTACTGCTAACTTCTCTGATAACTCTACAACCTGTTTTGTAGCTACCTGTGGACCAACCTTTTTAGCAAGGTCATCTAGGTAGGGTTGTAACTCTTTACGAATATTAAATGCTGCATCTATAACAATCTGATCTCTAGATAAACGAGCATTAGCATCACCTAAGAAGTCCCATAATCTAGTATTTAGATCAGAGATAATATTTTGTGACTGCTGTGCTGGTAGTAATTTAGGACCAACAATTGCCTTGGGAATATCTGTGTACTTAGTAGGTAAGAACTCAATACTAAAGTCATCAGTATCAACTTTTAGTTGACCATTATCGCCAACCTTGACCACTCTATTAAGTAGGTTTGTATTAATAGAATTATCTGCTTTACCAAACAAGGTTCTTAGATCATCATAGATGGCAGAAGCCTGTTGAGTTGATGTGTAATTAGTATCTACATACCGATCAAACTTAGGCTTTAAGGATGCAAACTGTGGCTTATCAATATGCTCTGACATAGCCTTTACGAAAGCACCACGATTATTACCGTGAACTTTAAGTAACTTCATACCCTCTGAAGCAAACTCATCTTGAGCCTTGGTCATAATTTGAAATGCCCAAGCTAACTTACCCTCTTGATCTAATGGGCTAAACTCACCAAAGGATCCAAATTGACGAGCATAATCTTCACCATCAATACTAAAGTCAACTACTTTACCGTGCTTACGACTGATACGTTTTGCTCTAGAAACAATATCGCTACCAGCGTTTAAGTTATAAGCACCCTCGCTTGCAGAGCGAAGTAGGTTCTCATAATCACCATACATAGTGAACTCATAGGTATAGCGATCAAAGTCTTTACCAAACTTACCAATTTGGGCATCATTAAATTTATCTCTTAATAATACCTCTGCTAATACTTTACGCTTGGCTTCTAACTTTTCAGCCTTTGTAGTATAAAAGTCAGCAAATACTATCTCTTGACCATCTTTGCCAATATCTTTTTTAACGCCTTTATCAATATCATTAAGTTTAGATACGATCTGATTCTTATCTTTTGCTTTTGTATAACGATTTACTAAACCTAGATTTAAATCTTTAGTAGCAGTACGAACATCTGTAGCTAGTCTACGACCCTTTGCTACCTGAACGCCTGATCTAATAATACCTCTACCATTTGCAAGATAGAATAAATAATCCTCAATAGCGTTACGAACTGGGAATCTAGGACCTGCTAAAGTACCAGTAACGAATGTGCTAATAGCATCATCTGCTGCTTTTGTGTACTGTAATCCCCAAGCATTAGATATAAATCCATCTCTTGCAGCAAAACGATCTAATTGCTGTGGTGTGATAAATGCTTGACGTTCATTAATTTGATATGGATACAAAGCGGAGTCTGAACCATTTACAACTGATGGAAAGAAGCCCTGTGGATTAGCATCATCAAATGCTCTGTTGGTATAAACAGCATCTCTGCCTACAGTACCAATAGTCTCTAGTAGTTTACGACCACCTTGAGTTCCTTTAAGACCTCGTAATTCACCAACTACAGATTGTAGTCCATTAAACATTTGACGGCGTTGACCAAGGTTAGACTGTTGATAGACATCACCCAATATTCTAGATGAGTACTTACCATATACAAGGCGAGCATAACGCTCAAAAGCAATATGTGCTCTAGGAGATGTGTGGTTACCTAGTTCATCCATATCTGGAATTAAATTAAACTTACGAGAAAAGTTATCTATACGCTTGTTTATAGAATAGACAGAGAATTTATTTACTCTCTTGGCTTCTTCTGCCTTAATCCTTAAAGCAGTTCTTTCAGCAGCCTCTGCTACTGTTTCATCACCACGACCAATAAGAGATTGTAATGCTGCTTCTTGAGTAGAGATACCACGAGCATCAGCTTCATCAAATACTATATTGCGTAAAAAGTCTGTTGAGTCATCATTAAGACTAAATGCTCTTGTACCTTTAGTGTATAGATCTACACGCTTCTTGCGGAAAGCGCTTAGTCTAGGCATAACCTTAATTTGTAATCCTGCTTGACCGTAGAACAATGGTTCAATACGTTCAACATTTGATAGGAAAGCCTTAGCAGTATTTACATCTAATACGCCATCCATATCATCTTTAGCAAACTTAATAAGTGCATCATCTACACCATTAGCACCAAGGGCTGGATTAAGTCTACGTAGGCGAGTAGTCGCCTCACCGACCTCAATTGCTTTTTCAGAAGCACGAGCCTTAACTAAGTCATCTAGACCTTTAGTATACTCAGTCCAGAATCTACTAACGCTGTCATATTGGAAAGCATTATCAACTTTTGCTGCAGATCCAATAGTTTTAGTTAATGCAAACTTGCCAGCATTATATGCTTTTGCTACTTTACCTAGAACAATAGTAGGGTCTAGGAATATACGGAAAGCTGCATCACCAGTACCTGAGATCCAAGTATAAAGACCGCTCTTACCTTCAAGATCTTTTGGTAAGAAAAAATTAGCTACATCTCTACCAAATGAATACTTAGCAGCATTAACTTTTGCTACTGCTTCATCAAGTAAAGGATCTCCATCAGGCTTTGAAGCCTCGGCAGCAATACGCTTTTGTTCAGGATTCTGAGCATTAGCAATAATTTGATCTAATGGAATACCTGCTGAAATCTGTTGTGCTACATAAACTCTATTTTGACCATAAGTAGCAACTGCTTTTGATATACGACTCTCATCATATACCTGCTCACCATTAGCACCAGATCTACGAAATGCTGAAGCTAAATCTGTTTGCTCACCTATTGCAATACGACCTGTGCGATACGCTCTAGTAACTTGATCAGATGCCCAACTAGCTGCTTTTAAAACTTCTTTTACTGGCTCAACAATTGGTTTAACTAACCAAGAGGCTGCCTTCATTACAACGCCTTGTCCTGGTTTGGTTTCATCAGCACCAAAGAACTCAGCCATACTCTTTTGTTGCTCTGCAGTTAATTGATTATATTCAATAGCAGCAATAGCATCTGGTAAATTAGTTAAAGATGTATGCTTTGAATACATATCAGAAAAAGAATTAATCTGTTCTTTTTGCGCTGGGTTCAAACCAGCACGCTCTACTGCTTGATAAAGATTACCTTTATTTACATTCTGAGCCATTAAAGTCCTCTAGATAAAGCCTGCTCGTATAGGGCAGCAATTTCTCCATTAGTATCGTACGGAAGCATTTGAGCTAATGTTTGTGATAAAGATTGCTGTTGTTGCATTTGGTTCATCATTAATACTTCATCGCCACCACCATCACCAGGTTTTACACCTGTAGTAATAGGTTCTTCTGGGCGTTGTGATGGTGCAAATAATGGAGTTACTGGAGGAAGCGCAGTTCTTGGCCTACCGCCTCTATCATCTGCTTCACCGGCTGTCGTTGACAATGGCATTTGTGATTTAATTGCTGCTGTTTCTACACCTTCACCGTAATATGCTGAAGGTAAATCTGTTCTCTTGGAGAATTTACCAGGGCCTGATGCTCCTGCTAATGGGCCTCTTGCCATTATTCCTCCTTTAAAGTTTCTAAATCTTGTGCGAAGTCTTGCCAGACCTTCGTCTCATAAGTTTTTT